ACGTTTCTCGGACGCAGTAAAACGCATCAAGTAAAGTTGATTTGCGATAATTTTGTCAGCAATGATTCGATCGGATTTTTTCATACTGTCATATCCGGCTTAGGAATCTGTTTATTGTCAATATTCGACAGTTCATCTTCTAACGTAACGTCCGGCGCGATAACTTCACGTTTCTGAAGTAAATCAAACACGCCTTGATCACTAAACCCCGGCATACCTGCCTGCCATGCCTGTAAAATACCCGCCAATTCTTGCGGTGTCATTTCCGGCGGTAAAAATTCTTGATTAAGTGTTACACTCCACTTTCCGGGGCTTCCTGCCCACGCGCTGAATGTATTTAATGCATTGGTTAAACCGATTGAAATTGTCTGAGCGATTGCAGACAAAATTGAACTTTCACCGGCCCTGTGAATCTGTGCGGTTTGTGCTGTTTCAGTATCTTTCTTTTCGGATGTCAAAAGACGTGCGCCGAGAATAGCCATTTGCTGCTCATCGGCTTCCTTAGCCTCTTTTATCGCCTGAAGTCCCTGGCCTGTAAATTCGACAAAATATGCTTTAGCTGCTGGGTCAGGTAGTGCATTGCATACGGGACTTCCAATATAAAGTTTATCGCCTTTGTTTTCAGGAGTATAACCAGAAATAAAAAGTGTCGGCAATCCGGTGAAATGCAACCCGTGTTTATAATCTGCATCCAGCCTATAATGGTCAAGGTTCACATCCACGATGTCAATAAGTGGTGGATCATCAACTGCCGGTGTCGTGTCGTCAATGCCTATAAAATAGAATGGAATATAATCAAGCGGATTTCCGCTCATAAGCGGGATAACTTCACTTACCAATTCATCTTCTTTATTTTCATCGATACGAAAAACACGGACACGGTATTTATTTTCAAATAAATCGAGTACGCGATATCTCGTCTCTGTTTTTTCAACAAATTCATTTTCTGCTTCACTGAAATCTTCAGTCAATACAACCTGAGTCAGAACGGATCTATTCCCGATTCTTCCCACTTTCCAGTTGATAATTGTTTCTGCGTTATATTTTTGCATTGTGGGCCGAAGGTTTAACTTGGCTGCGTCCGCCGCCGTCATCCCTTCAACGGATTGCGCGGGGTAGTCAACCAATATTCCCATACGCCCAGATGTTAAAATCTCAATCGCTGTTTGCTGTGCGAAGATTTGGAAATTTACTCCTGACATCGTAACATCGTTTAGAAGTTCTTCAATTGAAGATGCAACATTAATCACGGGGGGTTTTCTAAATATCATGCCTGATAAAGATGAGATTGTTCTCCATACGGCATTGAAAAACTGAGTACGCAATTTATACGCTTCATAAGCATCGGCAGTTTGATCTTTGAGTTTTGGAAGATAAGTCTCCCCAGCATCATGCACAGCATCTTGGCCGGAAACAGTATCACGGCAACGCTTCCACTTATTAACCATCTTAGCATAATCTTTATGTTGGGTATCAACTGTGCTCATATTCCTACCACCGCCATGCGTGACATTGGTTTAATAACAGGAAACATATACGCGGCAAAATACGGCACACTATCATTCATATGATCAAATCCTGCTGTCTTATCCGGTTCCCCGTTATCGTCATATGCCTGTTGTTCCAAGCACCTTACTATTGTCGGACAAGCGCGGGAATTTACGTGCAGTTTGCCCATCACAAACGCTTTATTTGTTGCCAGTACACGATCCTTTATCAGCGGATTTGTTGCATTAACGCGAACAGTGAACCCGGCCTGTGTAAGAAGAGCGATATCCGATTTACTGGCATCAACGGTCTTTCTGCTCTTACCACTTGCATCCGGGTAAACAATGATGTTATGTCCTTTACTGGACCAACGTTCTTTAATAATGTCAATCAACGCCGGTGTATCAAATACATCCTTCAATTCCGTTACTGCATGATAACCATTGGGCCGCTGAACCCAAATAGAAGAAGCCATCTTCTGTACGTTGAAATCCTGACCTATGAACAACGGCTCTTTATTCTTCATCACTTCGCTGGAATCACACAACTTGCGATTATAGCCACGGAACACGGTCCCGCTTGTAAGGTTTACAAACTGACCTTCAATATAAGCCTCAATCAGTTCCGGTGTGTAAATTTCCTTTAATGACGATATATAATCTAACGGCAAATTTTCTTCGTTCTCGTATGTCGATGCCTGAATCATGCCATAATTTTTAGCCAATTCAGGGTTTTCCTGCACAGACTGAACAAAGAGCTTATGACAAAAACGAAAACCCTCAGGCGTAGTTGCTATATCGATACCATTTTTTAATCCCTGTTTGTTATAGCGCATACGTGCTATTATTTTTCTCCATGCACCTTCTGCCTTTGATATTGGAAGAATGTCGATTTCATCAACTGAGCCATGGCCAATTTTAAAGCCAACTATCGATGCCGGGTGATCCATGGAACGACAAATTGTCGTGCCGCGATATCTACGACCACTGTACACGTGAACTTCATGATTACCTTCCTTTATCTTTACATTCAGTCCCATCGCAAATGCCACTTCTTCAATTGTTGGATAGAAAATGTCGCGTATTATACCATACGTTGGTGCAAAATAGCCTTGGTCAACTTTCGGCCATTCGTAGTAATGAATGCATTGAGCTTGTCCTATGACCCATGTTTTCCCACTACCGTACCCGCCAACAAATGCGCGGTATTTGTTTTGTAGAGCAAGAAATTCGCCCTGCGGTTTATTTGCTTGCGCTATTACGTTTAGCATCTTTTACCTGAATTGTTACTGTTACCGGCTGTACGTTGTCTTCATCATCATCACCAGTTACATTGTATCCATGCATGAGGTTCAGTTCCCGGACCGCTGCTATTTTATTTGCATCTGTTGAATTTGCAGAGTTTGCAATCTTTGCAAGGACCTTTACACTCTGGCCGCGCGTCCAAATGCAGAGCTTACTCAACTCTGTCTTTAATTCCTTTACACGCTCCTTTATCTTTTCTTGCGCGGCCAACCGACAAGAGGCCACATATAAAGGTTTGACGGCCATATCAGCCGCCTCATATGCAACGCGGTAAGCATCTGCGTTGCTCATATTTTCGGCTAAGCATTGACAAAACTTTTCCATCTTTTCGGTTAGGACACGTGCGTTTCTCATAATTTCATTAAAACACACAATATTTTTCCCTGTCAAGATACGAAATTACAGGCACGGAACTATAAAATATTTTCTTCACACAAGTGAGTCCACCGTTCACTGGCCGTGTAGTATACACGGGCCAGAGTGAACGCTCCGGGATGGACAACCGTTCACGAACGTTCACTATATATGAACGGTATTAATATCCGTCCTTAGTAAATTTTTCACTTTACCGTTCACGCTCGTTCACATTTTCGTTCATATTTGTTATAGAACGAGCGTTCTATCCGTTCATATATCGTTCATATTCAAGTCACGTTGTATCTGATCACGTGAACGGACATATATCCGTCCTTAGTAAATTTTCCACTTTACCACTCAGATATCGTTCATATATCGTTCATATATATTCAGAACGGTTGTTTTAATCGTTCATATTCAAGTCACGTTGTATCTTGACAACGTGAACGGAATATGTTATACTTGAGTATCAAATAAAGGAGCGTGAAAATGAAAATTTGTAATAGATGTAAAAAATCGAAGTTATTAAAGGAGTTTGCTTTGGCCAAATCAAACCCAGACGGTTTACAATATACATGTAAAGTTTGTTGCGCCGAAATAGCCAAGATTTACCGTACAAATAATCCGGAAAAAGTGAAGGAATTGAACAAAAACAGAAGCAAATCGTATTTAAAATCAAGAAGGGAATACAGAAAGTCAAGACAAAAACGAATAAGGAAAGAAGTAATTAAAAATTTAGGCGGTGTTTGTGCCTGTTGTGGTGAAAAACAGATTGAGTTTCTTACTATTGACCACATTAACAATGACGGTGCCGAACATCGAAGGAAAATTGGTAATTCCGATAAAATCTGTGTAGATATAAAACGTCAAGGGTACCCAAAAGATAAATATCAGATTCTTTGTTTTAATTGTAACTGTGCTAAAGGAATATATGGTAGTTGCCCTCATAAACATTGATTTGTTCTTGGAAATATGTCCCATGCTCTAGGCCACGTCCTTGGCTGTCTTTCCGTTGTTATAGTGCGAAAGACCGTGTTCCGCTTAACTTTTGAATATGTTATGTTACGCTTGACATAGTATATAAAAGAAATACTTGACAAAGGCTTCAAGGTGTGCTAAAATGTAGTTGAAGGTTGGGAATACCAACCAAATATCACTAGAGAGGAGAGATGAAAATGAAAAAGGAACAGCCGAAATGTGAAGAATGTGGCCACATCTACACCAATGAAGAGCTTCAAGGCGGGAACGGAAGAAGCTACATCAAGAGTTACGGCGGTGCGATGATGGACGTATGCGGTAACTGTGCCGCTGTAAGTAACCTGTCAAGTGAAGAATTAGCAAAGCTAACCGATAATTACAAATAAGAGAGGAGAGAAATTATGAGTAACATGAGTTATTGTAGATTCCAAAACACGTTGAGTGACCTGCAGGATTGTTATGAACACATGGAGAACCCGGCAAACAACGAGCACCTTGCTGAGTTGGAAGATGAACTGAAAAGTATGGAAGTACAGCTTGAAAAATTCAAGGAAGAAGGTCTTGATATCAAAGAGTTGGAAGACAGAATTGATGAATTGTGTGATGAAATAGCTGACTTGGAAGATAACAAATTGTCGAGAGAAGAGGAAAGAGCGCGTGAACAGATAATTGAACTGTGTAAACAAATCGCGGAAGAATTTGAAGATTGATATCTTGACAAAAGCATAAAGGTGTGCTTTAATATTAGGTATAGAGAGGAAAGAGATGATGGAACAACTTTTTATTTCGATAATGTTGGCAATAATAGCAGTGATGTTAATAACCTTTAAACATTTTAAATATTAGAGAGGAGAGATTAAAATGAGAAATTTCAACAGCAAGGAAAGATTGACACGTAAAGAAGTTATGACGATTGAAGCACCGGCGTACACGAAGACTTGGCATCCGGTAAAACACGCTGATGTCATTAAGAGCTTGGATGTCGTATTGAAGGAAAAAGGTGTCGGCATTAAAAGCGAATCGTACAGCATAAAAAACAACGGAAGAAACGTTTTCGCTTCCTGGGTATTGGACATCAAGAAAAAAGGAATGGACATTATGATGGGGTGGCGCAATAGCATTTCCAAGGTCTTCGCTGATGGCCTCTGTGCCGGAACCCACATCACGGTCTGCAGTAACATGCAATTCAAAGGCGAGTTCATCGATTTCCGCAAACACACAAGCGGCCTTGACTTTGATGAATTGCTCATGTTGGGCAACCGCGC